GGGTGTGCTAATGTTTGTTAAGGATTATATGGATGGGTTCCTTGTTGAATATGACCATGTACATACCAATGCTACTGTTCTTAAATGGATCAACCTTTTGGAGAGCGGCATTGACATAGTTGAAACATACACGGTCAAGTATTATGTCCGTGCGCTGAACACTTTCCAGTATGATTTACCTTCCGGAGTTGACATAGAAGACATCAAAGCTGTCTATGCGAATGGTATCAAGTATAAGAAGAAGGATTCCAGAGCGTACAAAGAGAACCGTTCCTACTGGTACGAAGATGGCAAACTATGTATCTATCCTGCGTGTACAGAAGCCGATTTAAGCTATGTTTCCGGTGCGGGTGAAATTACCTTTGCTACCGATTCAATAACGACTACAGGGGATGATTTCGCGTTTAGTGTGGGTGATACGATTCTTGTGAGTGGCGCAACTACGGTGGCCAACAATATTCATGCAACGATAATTGGCGTAGCAGCTAAAGTATCGACCTTTGCGGCAAGTACATTTACGGCGGGTGCGGATGTTGCTGCGGTGACCATTGCAAGACCGAAGATTAAAGTTGTATACGAGAATAAGCCTACTGCGAAGCTACTTGCCAATATCGCAACGGATACGCTCAATTTGCCCGATAAGTGGCTTGAAGCCTACGATTATTTCCTTATGTCCAAGATCGCTTACCTGGCGAAAGATTACAAAGACCAGCAAAACCACGCTGCCATGTTCGACCAGAAAGTTAAGGAATACGAAGATTGGCTTGAAAATCACAGGCCGCAATCGCCCGAGAGCGACATTGTTGCAAGCGAAGAAGCCTACTACGGTTCAGACAGTTTAGACTTCGATACGGAAACTTAGGGGCGAGAAGAACCCTCAAATTATGCCTTATAATTAAAGTATAGGGATAGGGTATGCAGCCTGACAAGCAAGTTTCCCGACTTGTTTCCCTAAAAATAAATTCGGGATGGTACTGCGGGAGGTATTATGACTAAACCGTGTTCGAGTTGTGGCAACGAATTGCCGTTAAATTTCTTTGGAAAGGACAAAAACAGGAGTGATGGCTTAAGTTGTTATTGCAAATCCTGCAACGCACAAAAAAGAAGAAATTACTACAAAAATAATAAAGACAAGTACAAAGAAATGAACAAAAAGTATCAAGAGGCAAATAGAGAAAAATTGCTTACGGCCAAAAGAGAGTATCACTCAAAAAACCGTGAAAGAGATAATGCTGCAAGTAAAATTTATAGTAAAAATCATTTAAAAGAAAAAAGCGAATACGACAAATTGTATCGGATTAAAAACCTAGAAAAAATTACAAATTATCATAAACAGTATCAGCGCGATAACGCAGAACGGTTAAATGAACATAGAAGAATTTATTGCAGAGAAAATGCTGACAAGGTGAACGCTAAAAAGCGGGAGTATAGCCAAAAGCACCCAGACAAAAAGAAAGAATACGGCAAACGTTACGCGCTTAAACACCCAGATAAAATTGCAATACGCACACTAAGACGCCAAACAAGGAAAAGAAATGTATTTGCTTACTATATTGCTGAACAATGGGAATCGGCAAGACTCTACTTCGATAATAAATGTGCTTACTGCGGGAAAGAAAGAAAGCTTACGCAAGACCACTTTTTGGCTTTGAGCAAAAGCGGAGAGTACACGATAAATAATATCGTTCCTTCGTGTAAGTCTTGCAACAGCAGTAAAGGTAGTAAGAATTTTTTTGAATGGTATCCGAAACAGGAATTTTACAGTAAAAAACGCGAACAAAAGGTATTAAAATATTTAAACTATACAAAAGATGGAATACAGCAATTAGCAATAGTTATATAACAGAGGTGTAGACTATGTATTTTCCTAAACTGCCAAACAGTAATAATAATAAGACAAAAAAGTCTGTAATCGAGTGGGCTGGTTTGAATCGCAAATCAGTCATTGAGGACAATGAGTTTTCAGCGTGTACCAATCTAAGCAGTGATGAAAGTCCGCTAATCTCGCCTCGCCCGTCAAGAGCAACCTCATATACTCTGGCAGCCGGTAAAGCCTTGTTTGCCGCAACTAAATTAGCCTGGGTGGATTCTGTCACGTTTACAAGTCCCATCAATGACATTACGTTTGGCACAGCTACAATAACCTCTGCAAGCTCAAAGTTTGGCGGTATAGCAGTGGGGGATACATTGACCATTACCGGTTGCACCGTAAACGCAGGAAACAATAAAGCTGCCGTTGTAACGGTTGCTACTGCTGCGGTTATAACCTTTGCGGCAGGAACATTCACAGCCGGAGCAGAAACGGCCGCCATAACCTTCACGGGTTGCTCATTCAAGTATGATAATGTCACCAAAGGCGCTGTAACCGCTTCTGCTAAGTCCATGGTAGAATTATCCCAACGAATAGTTATATTCCCTGATAAGGTATCCTATGACACTGTAGGGGGCACATTCGCAGCGTTCGGTTCTGGAAACTGGTATAACCCAGCAGGTTCAGAGGTAGGGAGCGTACCGGATATAAAATATGCCTGCGTACTCGACAACCGGATATGGGGAGTTGATGGCGGAGACAAAGTATGTTGTACCGCATTGGGCGACTTTGACGATTGGGTAGCTGTAAATAATCCAGACGATACAGTTAATGAAGCCGGAGCATGGAGCGTTGATACGGGAACAAATGGAAACTTTGCCGGGATAGCAAGCTACAAAGGAACTGTTTTAGCATTCAAGAATGACCGAGTTTGGAAAATGTTTGGGAACATACCGAGCGATTTCCAATTTGTCGAGATTTCACGGTTAGGGTGTGTGAGTAACAAATCAATCTGTGAAGTCAACAATATCCTGTTCTGGCTTAGTCCACAGGGTGTAGTAGCATACACTGGCGGCGTACCGGAAGTAATCAGCGAGAACTTGAACGATAATTATGTTTCGGCTGTAGCTGGTGGAGATGGCAGGAAGTATTACATTTCGCTGTACAATGGTTCGACTTATGCGCTGTACGTTTATGATACGTGGAAAGGCGTTTGGTTGCAGGAAGATACATTGAACGTTACTGAATTTAGTTATTTGGATGGGTATTTGTATGCGCTGACTTCGACTAATGTGATAAGCAAGTTTAATAGCGGAACGGAAAGCATTAGTTGGGAGTTTGAAAGTAAAATTTATGACGAACAGTACATGGGTAAAAAGGGACATAGTGAATTGTCATGCCGTGTTGATTTGGCAACTGGCTCGACATTAAACGTATACACTAAGGTCGATAACGGTTCTTACTCATTAGCAAAGTCTTATAACACCACTGACTTATCAACATTCTCTGTGCCATTAAAGATTAAAAACGCTTCACATTTCCAGCTAAAGTTTACAGGAACTGGTGATTTCGCGTTGTATCAGATACAAAGAAAATTCATATACGGGGGGTCTGACTAAATGGTTACTAATAATTTTGCATTGACATTACAACAGGTTTACATGGGATATCAAGAAACGGACATAAGGGTCGTGTCAAACGATGCCTACGTAAACACTCTGACCATAGAAGTGTATAACGCTGGCGTGGAGATTGATTACAGCGTATTGTCGTCTGGTACTATTACCTTTGTCAAAGATGATAATAATATAGTCCAAGGGGACCTGACAATTAACGCTGGCAATATTACGTACACGATGGGAACAAACGAAATAGCGATCCCAGGGAGTGTTAGGGCTTCTATTCAACTGTATGGCGCGAATAATGAAAGGCTAACACCGGCAAGGTTCAGGTTCTACGTTGATGATGATTTGAGCAGTACGGGTGCAATTCCGTCTACTACAGATATAATTGATATAGCTGCTTTAAACGCAAGCCTTAACGCGCATTTAGCAGATGCAGCGCAAGTATACATTAATGTATTTGCTCCACCTGCTCCGTTAGTTGCTTGCAAGGGTGACGGAACGGATGATTCAACCGCTATTAATGCAATTATTCAATATGCAAAGTCAGTAAACGGTGCTCATATAATCTTTCCACCTGCTAATTATGGACTCGCTTCGAAGGTTGTTATTGATAATTCAAACATACATTTAATAGGTTTTGGTATGGGTGATATACATGATGCAACCGGAAATATCGCAGCTACTAGGTTTACATGGATTGGCGCAGCGAATGGAACGATGATGGAATTATGCCCACACGCAACATCACTTACACGTATAGATTCCTGTCAAGTCAGTAATATATCTTTCATAGCCAACGATTTAGCAGATTATGGACTAGTGATAAAAAGTGTGAATAATTCAAAATTTGAAATGCTATATTTTAATGAATTCGGCGTGGCAGGTTTATATGTCGGCGTGGACATTACAGGAGCAATTACAGAAGCATCGGATTCACAAAAAAATATATTTTCTATGATTACGGGTAAGCAAAGAATTAAAGATGGTGCAGTTCTATTTTTGACTGGTGGAACGTCTGTTGCAGGTAAAAAAGGTAATACATCGTATAATTATTTTGAAAGTATTCAAGGTGGTATTCATAACGGGAACGGCATAACTGTGGACGATGCTGATAACAATTACTTTACCCAAACTCGTTTTCATGTTTTGGATAACACAAGTACAGGCATAGGGATAGAACTAAGAGGAAGAGATGATTTAATCAGCAGCGGCGCAGCAGGGAATTTCTTTATGCACGTAGGCATTTCTAATAAAACACTAGCCTATTCTATTATTGCACGTGGTACAGAAAGCTATACTTACCCATCACGAGAAAATACCGTACTGTATATCGACAAAGGAAACGGAACAAAAGATCCTGTTATTGAAACTGATGCTGTATTAACATGGTCTACAAGTTTAGGCTATCAAAATAAGTTTAAATTAAAGAGTACTGTTTTTGCGGCTTCAGATGCGGGAATATTAGCGGCAGATTCAAGTAGTAAATGGAATATAAACATTGAAACAGCTACAGGAGATTTGCGAATGACAAGACAAACAGGAACAGGGAAAGTTAGTTTGCCAGCAATTAAATATGCTGGGTTTGATGTGTCAGCTGGCGCTAATGATTCGGGTGGTGCTGGGTATAGAATATTGAGAATACCGAATGCATAAGGAGGTTTGTTATGATTTTTTCTCAAGATGAATTAAATAAAATGCAGTCAATCATATTATGGGCTGTCTCTGAGGGATACAGTGTTGATAATCTGG